CTAAACTTCTATCTCTACAAACGCCAAATCAGGTGCTGTCCCTAGCACTCTGCCGTCTTGAACATAGATGTGATCACCAATACTGCCAGAACCTATGACTCGTTGAGTATGGTTGCTGGCAGTGCTGGCGGTGACGGTGCCGTCTGTGTTGACCGCGTTAATCGTCATGATGGTACGCGGGGCGCTTAAGCTTTGTTGTAACTGCTTTAACATTACGATTCCTTATGCTAATTTTGGTACAACTGCTTATGCAACGTGCCGAACGACGGTGATGGTTTGCTCTACATCGATGTCGCCTGTATCGCTAACCGATGCGTTGATCGCCACCGAATCACAGGTACCTTTGAACACATCAACACCTTCACGAATACCAATCAACATACCAGGTGTTGCAGGTGGTAAGTCAGCCATAATCGGTAAGCTCATATTGATATTAAGCTTGTTGCCCGTGTCGGCCAGTGCGTTGGTGCCGGCTGTTCGTGCTGCTTGGTTGTCAACAATCAATTGAGCGCTGATGTCATCGGCGGCGATATTGCCAGCCGTGCCAGCACGTTTTACTTTTGCGCTAATGCCCTGCTGCTCACCACGAAGCCAAACCACATTGCACTCGGTACCGATTTCTTTTGACTCGCTGTAACTGGTGATCACCGCATCATGCACCGTTAAGTCTGGTGTTACACCATCCATTAACCACGGCACTGTTGGCCAACGTGGAACCACGGTTAGCGCTTTGGTTTCATCATTCGATAACAACATGCAACCCAATTGGGCCACGGCTTCTTGCACTGCATCGATAGGTGATTTATTGCCAACACTGAACGCACCTGCAGGTACGTTAAAATCAACGATGCCATTAAGGGCGATTGTCCAACCAGTGAATTGCAGCATGTCAGTGAGTAAACCCGCAAGGCTGCGTGATGTTGCATTGGTATAGCTAATCGGCAACACATACGGTGTGGCAAGTTCGGCGCTGCGGCTGCGGCCCGATCCGCGATACGTTTCATTACCAAACACTTTGCTTACACTGGTTTGTTCGACCAAGGTAAAGAATTCATAGCCGTTTATACCGACTTTAAGCAATTGGTTTTCAGCGCGGCTGGCATCGATGCGACTTGAAAAATCGATACTCACTGAGCTGGCCCACTGGCCACGGCTGCGACTAATACTGATATTACTGATCACAATCGGTACGTCGTCAGACACTCGCACACACGTTATGGTTGGCTGCATTAAATAATACCTGCGCAGTTGGGGTTCTATGGGGGTTTCAAAATCAAGGCTTGGTAAGCTTGGGTTGGCGTCAACCAAACCACCGCCGTCGTCAAAGTAGCAATAGTTTGCTGAAGCGGTAAAACGCAGCTGCAATGGGCTAGTTGAACTGGCCCAAGGTTCACTAAATCGAATCGTTACTTTGCCTGTAGGTGGTCGATATCGGGTTGAACAAATCCAACTGGCAGTATGTGGGCCCCAGGCAATGCTAGGTTGAGTTAGCCGGACATTACCATAGCGGTAAGCCGTGGTGATATCGTTAACTAATGTTGCACCATCACACCAATTGATAGTGGCTTGCAACGTATTCAACCTTGGTGAAACTTGCCAATCGACAGACATAACCGTGCGGTGTTGATTAGGTACCAGCCAAGCCAATGTGCTGCATTGCTCAACACTAGGCGCAACAAACCAGTGGCAGTTTACAGTCAACTCAGTTAACGCATTGCCAGCATAATGTATTGTGATTTCACATTGAGTTAGTGGTTTATTTTGCCATTGGATTGTTACGCAGTAGTCGGTTGCAGATAGAGATAACACACCTAACTGAACTTGATTACCTAGACGTTCACTGGCATTGCGTAACTGAAAATCATTGGCAGCGAATAATGGCGGTTGCCAGGTAACACCTAAATCAATGCCTAATGATGGCGGCTTTATAGGTGGCGTTGGTACTACTTCACCAGCAAACCGAATCGTTATTGGTGATTTGTAATCACCCCACGGCTGACTAAACCTTAGTTGAATATGCGGCTCTGGCACCACCTCGCCAACAAACCGAATGGTAACTGGTGATGTGATATTTGGCCAAGACTGACTAAAGCGAAATTCAATCATATTTTAATATTCATATAGCAATCCAAGACGGTTCTAGTGCTGTGGCATTAACTAGTTCACATGACACCCCATCAACAACAGCACCGTTATATTGTTTATCGTTATCAATCATTAAAAGGGTCAGTAGTTTTGTAGTTGAATATGCTATCGGCAATATTGTGAACCCACTCCTAAACATCACGTTAATAACTATTGAGTCAGAGCGGTCAATTATTAAGATACGTTCCGCTAATGGGTCAGCGTCTACTTCTAGTTTAGACCTGATTATCTCACCTACATCACTTGTATTAAACGTTATTAAGTCCATCCCTACCACTCCTCACAGTTTAACCATACGAAAGCTGATGTTGTCATACATCGCAAAAGCAAATGCGATTTACCATTTATTGTGTCAAAAACAGGCCAGTTTTCTAATGAGTATCTAGGACTCATTTCAACTGATATACCGTTAAGAAATCCTCGTAATGTAGGTGATATATCTGAATTAAAAAGGGACACGCCATTTATATCTTTTGATGTATCAGTAATAGTTTTACCTTTCATCTGAATATAAATAGGAAAATATAACCCTCGTTTTATAGCAGATAAATCAACCGCAGTGCTTCCTGTTGTTGGTGCATTAGGGGATACAAGGCCATACCCATTAAAATTATCTGAACCATCAGCATCATATATTTTCATAGGTTCATAATTAGACGAGGCCATCGACCTATCATACCAAGCTCTTTGCAAACAATAAGCCCAAGACGTCATACTTGTATAAGACTCATCACCGTTAAGGGTAGTGTTGTTTATAGCAATAAATCTTCCAGTATCAAGTGGTAATACTGATAAGAAATCACCTACGAAAATTATCACATCATTACGAGTATCATACCCCGATACTTTGTTAAGGTTAGAAGCTATTAAGTAAAATGCGGTTGAAGTTGCAATAACCATCCAATTGTTGAAAGTTGAATTAAATGGGTGAAAACCTGCTCTGTAACCTTTTTTTATAGCAGTATCTATATCGCTGTATGCAAATGCGGGGTCAAAGTACAGTATCCCATTGACGGCATCACCATTATTAAGACCATATAATTTAACACTACTACCAGTGCCTTTGGTTGGGTCATTTGTAAACACAATTTGGTCACTACTAGCACTCTCAAAAGCAACAGACCAACCAGCTGGTTGTTTAGTACCATACCCATCAACCAAGCACTTTTTTAAAATACCTATGAATTCAGAGGGTTTTCTGTCAACCAATTGTGGAGCGCCCACATCATCCCAACGATAAACTGTTACTGGTAATCCCATGATTTTTCCTCAAGCGAAAGCGGTACCGACATTACTGCCGATACGTTTGCTATTAAAATGATTAAGCTTCGTTACCGCGAAACGCTAAAACGGCGCGGTCGGTGTTGATTTGGCTGTGGCCTGCTTGCACTGTGCGAATTGGCATTACTGGTTTAGCGCTGGCAACTGTGGCAAAGCGAATGGCTTCGCCCGGATTCCAGCCGCCACCGAACGCACCGGAGCGAATCACAAAGTAAGGTTGATTAGTTAGCGAGTTAATCGGGGCAAAGTCGTTTACAGTATCACCCGTGGCAATTTGGCCAATACGCTTACCTATACAACGGAATGCTGTGGTCGAGGTAAACACCAAAGCCCAATCTTCATTCACTGCTGCAGCGTTAGTGACTTCGATTGGGTAATCAACTGTGTTTAACGTACCTTGGGCAGCCTCACCGTCTAGGTCCCAATTGTTAGCCCAGCTGGTCATGTCGCGCACCTTGCCTACTCGCGCTTGTAAGTCACCGAGTATTTGCACACTGGCTACACTTGAGCCAATGGGGTACTCACGCGACAACGCCGCTGAAATGGTCACGGTATTGGTGTTAACTGCCGTGACTAATGCCAACTCGCTAATGGTGTCACTTAAAATAAACGGCGCTGTAAAGCCGCTAAAATCACTGTTTAAGGTAACGGTGCCGGCGGCATTATCAACCGTAAAATGGTCACTGGTTGCGGTCCACAAACTGGCACCGTTTGCATCGGTAATATCGACGAAGTTGCTGCCAGTACGAATGGTAATAACATTGCCATTGCTTGGGCTAACCACGTTTTGATAGTCAGTGTGTGATACCGCAATAGTGCCCCAAGCACGGTAAATATCGACTATGCCAGCATTGGGGATCCGCAACGGGTTTAGGCCATAAATGTCAGCAGGCGGTAAGTTGCGCACTTGCTCGGTAATGTCATACCGTAAGGTGCTTAACTTAACGTCTTGAGTAAACGACAACTGCACCAGGTTATTCACAATGCTGCCGCTAATGCCTGTACCCGTTACCGTGCCGTTACTGTCGCAGCTGGCGCTGATTAACACATCGCCCACGGTAAACACTTGCACGTAAAACGTATCTAACAATGCGTCACTGGCATTCAATACGAACGTGGCCACATTGGCTGATTCTGGCGCAATGACTAAGCCAACATACTCAAGAATAGAGATACCATTCTCAAGTGTGATGATGCCTGTTTGATAGTCCACAATGGCTGCACGTATTTCTTCTCGAACAACAAGCGACCCAACACTCGAAACAACGGTGATGTATAACGCGCCATCACGCTCGGTAAATTGATATGGCGTACTTTGGCGAGTCACTTTACCCGTTAACGTGTTGGGCACTAATTCTCGATCTACAGGGAATGCATCGGAATTGTCATAGTTTTGATAGGACACCCCAGAAATATATTGCAAAGACACTGGGGTATTGAGATCAGGCTTGCGTGATAAGGTCACACTTACCGTGTCACTACTTACAACCACAATGGCATCGTCACTGCCATATTGAATGCCTCCCGATGTGTAACTGGTGATTGGGGTGTAATCTATTGCCGTGTTATCGCCTTGCAACACATCTACCAGCGCGAACTGATAGCTTTGCGCCGTTGTCGCATTTTGCGTAACCGTTTTACGCACTATGTCGCCGTCGCTAATGGCTTGGCCTGTTTTAACTTGCTCGCTCAACACCACTGGCAACAAGTTTTGTTGCACTGCAGCAACGGCTAGATTCTTGTTGCTACTCGCAGCAGTTAACTTACTCACGCCGTGAAACGTTAACGGGCTGGCTTCGTTGGTTAATCGCAGTTTAGTGCAGTTAGATGTTGAATTAATCGTAACGTTATATTCAGGTGTCGCAAAATCGATTGGTGGGTCAAATACAATATTGCCTTCACTGTTACCTGGTGCATTAGTATCGGTCACCATGCAGTAATGTATCTTGCGCGGCCAGTCTGCATCCTCAATGCCCGGGTACTCAACTGCAATAGCAATCACTTGGCCAACACGTAAACTGGTGGTTTTGCGATATTCTTTGCCGTCAAACGTGTATGTTGACTGTAAATACTCGCGGCTAAAGCTGTTTTGATTGGGTAAGAAGCCTGGTGCGCCTTGACGGATTAATGACCCAGCAGTCACCGACGACTCTAATATTTCTTTCATTTCGACCATGCGGTCTTCGTCATCTAATACATCAGCTTCAACTAACAACATAGACACTAACGGGTCGGTGGGTGGCTGACTAATAAACACATGAGCATCAAGCAAGGTGCCTGTGTCTGCAGTGTCTAACGCTGGATAGCATTTAACAATATCGAGTGATGATTGCGCGTGGTCGATATCAGAAATAGCGGTAAACAACTCGTTTAATTTACCCGACTCGACTGCATTGCGGGTGCGCTGGCCGCCTGCATCGTCACTGGTACCCAACTGTTCGGGTTTAAATATCTTTAAATCATTACGGGTAATGCTCATGGGCCACCTGTGTTTATCAATAAGCGAGAAAGAGTTACAGCGTTAAAAATCGTAATACCACGTTAGTCAGTAACGGATAACCGCCCAATAGGTCGTCAACATCATCACCCGTGATCACACTGGTCTGCGTGTTATCCCACACCACATTAATGTCGGTGCCATCGTGGTTTATCGTAAATTCGGTGAGTGTATTTGCTGCGTGGGCTTGCAGTTGTTCAAACTCACTGCGGAGCATCCAACCGTTTTTACTGCCAAGCTCTAATGCAATGCCTGCGGGTATTACTGTTTGTTGAATATGCGGGGCACCGTTAAGGGCCCGTTTCATATTGGCCGATACTCGCTGGGTGTTATTGCGGTTAAGCCAGTGCAATGGCTCGGTCAACACAATGGTGTCGATAGTGGTGTTATACATAGCGCCTCTCACTCTTTAATGTGCCTAACGTTGCCAAGCCAAACTAACCACCTACCGATTGCAGGCGCTTAATTTCAGCCACCAATTCATTCACAATGCTGCGCTTGGCTTGTGCATCAAATGTGCTGTTACCCACTTGCAGCTGCAGCACTACAGTGTCGCTGCTGGTTGCGGCGGCAGTTGTGGTCGTGCTTGGCTGGGTTTGAGTGGTCACATTGGTTTGCACCGAACTGGCTGCTGTGGTTTGTTGTTTAGCGGTTGCAGCATCGCTAATGGCTTGCTTTTCGCTGGCATCTTGCTGGGCTTTTAACTCAAGGCTTTGAGCTCTTTTTAAGTCGCTCAGGCTTTTTTGAAGCGTTGAAACTAACTGGCTATTACCGTAGGCTTGCGCCTTGGTAATTAAGTCGTCAATCTCTTTTACTTCGCTAGCAAACTTGCGCTTAATGATGTCCTTTTCATTACCCAGAGCCGTGTCTAAACGGTCCTGAATATCCAAGGTGGTCGCATTAATGTCATCGGCCAAATCTTGAAGCTTAGCGCGTGCGCTATCAATTGCATTGGTTAGCGGCTGTAATTGCACATCCGACAATCCCCAAATACCACTGGCCGCTTTACTGGCCATTTTATCAAGTGCTTCTAAGCTGTATGTACTGCTATCAATGTCATCAATCTGCCTTCTTATTGATAATGACGTTTGCAGCTCACTGTAACGGCGCTTTTCTTCACCGGCCAAATAAGCTGATTGTAAAATACCCATTTGCTCAATGCGGCTAATGAGCTCATCAGCACTGGCAGCTGTGTCTATATAAGACTGTCCGGTATCAAGTATCACACTACGGTATGCGACGGTGGCGTCACTTAAGGAAATGTATTGACCGGTTTGATCTTCTAAAGACTGGCTATTTTCTTTGTTGGCTTCAGTGTTATCTTTAACAGCCGCGGTGGCTTCTTTGGTTTTTTCGGCATTCTCAGCTTTTTTACGGCTACTTTCACCAACAACATCGTTTAAGTCAGATAATGTTTTCTCAAGCGTTTTTGACTGAGCGTCGTACTCTTGCTTAGTTAATAAGCCTGCTCTAAAGTTACGGTCGAGTATTTCTAATTGGGTTTCATACTCACGCTGTAAAACAAGTAGCTCAACATAAGTGGCATTCTCTATCTTAGATAGTTCAACGGACTCTCGTTTTATGTCGGCTAGGTTTGCTTCTTCCTTGGCTAACTTGGCTTTAATTAAAATGAGTTCATTTGTTGCCTTGTTCTCATCTTTTAAGGCTTGCTCTAATGCGCGGATTTCAGCTTCAGTGCTAATAATACTTTCTTGCAAGCCTAACTGTTCGTCAGACAGTAAGCCTATACCCGCCGTAGCAAGGTTTACCTCGTTAACCGTTTTGTCATAAGCGCTGGCTAATTCTTGTTGCGATATAGTCAGTTCTTTTTCGGTTAACAGCCCTTGTTCATATTGGGCCTGTAGCTCTTTGCGTTTAGCAATAAACTGATCTGTTAGTTCAGTTTGGGTTGCCGTGCTGGCATTGCTTGCATCAACCTCAGTTGAATAACCTTTAAGTGAATCCTTTAGTAACTGTGATGCTTTAGCTAATCCTTCAGCAGAGATCACACCTTTTGCATAAAGCTCATTTAATGACTTTTGGCGTTCCTTAACATCAATTAGTGCTTCAGAATACGTCAACGTATTGGTGTTTAGCTTAGCGAGATTATCAGCATGTTCAGCTACTGCATCAGCTGCTTTTTTATCTTCTTCCGCTTTTTTCTTACTGGCTTCAGCCGCCTTCGCTTTTAATTGAGCTTCAATTTCAGTTTCGCGATTAGCCCGTACTAAAGCAGCTGTGAGTTCTCGGTAGGTGGTTTCAAGGTCTTTGTTATAAGTGCCAGATAATAGAATGTCGTTTATCTGGTTTCGCTGTTCTATTGATAACTGTTTAAGTGAATCTTTGTATTTTGTTGTGGTTTTAATTAAGCCTTCATAAGCAATAGAAGACTCACCATTCATGCGTTTATTATACGCAATGATATCATCGCTATCTCGCTTGATTGCCTCCCTGATTTTAGCACTACGGTCTTTAGCATCGGTAACTTGCTTGGCTGTAACAAACTCAACACCAGATAATTTACTTGCCGAGCGCAGCGCTTCAAGCGTGGCCACATTCATATCGCTTAATTCTAACGCAAGCGAATTAACCCCTATGCTAATGGTGTTTAAGCCAGCAGCAAAGGCGTCCATGGTGTACTCTAATGAGCTAAAAGACTCATCAGTCCCTGCCGCAAAATTATTAATATCAGCGAGTAAATCAACAAAGCCATTAGCCAGCTCTGGTATGCGTTCCATCAGTTGAATAACGTTTTCATCTACCGCATCAATTGCATCGCTGGTTGCCCGTATTGCAGTATCAACTTCGTCTGAAAATGCCTCACCAATACTTGTTGTTAGCGTGTGGAATTTGTTTTCTAAACGGCCAATAGCCGCAGACTGATCTGCATAAGCTTTAGCGGCTTCCTTCATGTGGTAGTCGCCAGCAATATAGGCTTTGTTAGATAATTCTAATGCCGTTTTTAAACGGTCTGTACCATCAGCTAATACACTAAGCACACTCGTTGCTTCAACACCTTCAATGCCCATCGACTTAAGCGCATCAGAAACTAGCCCACCCTCAGACTTAACACGCTTTAACCCTTCAAGAAATTTAACTAATACCTTTTCAGGTGCATCGCCTAAATCTTTTTCAATTTGGTCAGCCGTTTGGCCGGTAATTTTAGTCAGCAGCTCTAAATCATCGCCGCCTTTCTTACTGGCCTCATTAATTGCGGCACCTAATTTTTGAATAGCCGTGCGTGAACGCTCTGCGGGTTGGCCTAACTCAGCAAGGGTGGCACCAAATGCAGCAGAAGCCGCAGAACCTAAATTGATTTCACGGGTACCAGTGACAATCTCTTTGGTCATGCTGACAATGTCAGCCTCAGTAACGGCAAAATCATTACCTAACGCGACCACAGAAGAAGACAGGTTTTGTATTTGTGGAATGCCCTCTTGTGTCATCCCCAAAATACGCGCAAGCATGGTGGCCGCTTCATCACCCGCTAAGTTGGTTGATAAACCAAGGGCATCAGCAGCCGCGACTAAATTTAAAATATCTTCCGTAGACTTAGTGCCTAACTGGCCTGCAACCTCAGCCATACGCAACAATTCATTGGTGCTAGTTGGGGTAACATTTTCGCCCAGGTCTTTAAGCTCAGACGCCATTTTAACAACGGCCTCACGGGCATTACCTGTGGTTTTTTCAACTTTAGTGATCGCCGACTCTAATTCACCATAACCTTCAACACTTGAACGAACAGACTGAATAGCCGTTTGGGCAGATAGCAAAACCGCATAGGCTTTCGCTAACGCATTAATGGCTTTAGTGGTAATTAAGGTTTGTTTATTGGCAGCGCCCGCCGATTTCTGGCTGCTAGAAAGTAACTTATCATGCTGGCCTAACTTGTCGTTCACCCCTTTTAAGGCTTGCTCAGCGGCGGCTTGTTTGGTTTTTAGGTCTTTGCTGGCATCAGCCAGCTTGCCCATATCAATGCCGGCTTTATTCAGCACCGTTTGCTGCTTATCTAATTCTGTTTTGTTACGGCTTAGGCTTGAACCAAGCTTAGTTAATTCGGAACTGGCGCTTTTAACCTTAAGCGCATACTCGCCTTTTTTCTGGCCAGCTTTGTCAACTTCGCTGCTGATTTTTTTCAGCTCTGCAGTTTCTTGTTCTAGTTCGGTAGCTAAACGGGTTGCGCTAGTTGCCGTGCTTTTTTGGGCTGCATCTAGCTTTTGCAAATCATCTTTGGCTTTTGCTAATGCTAACGCTTGCGACTGACTAGCTTGAGCGCCTTTATTTTGGGTTGCGGTTAGCTTATCAACCTCAGCACTTGCTAGCTTTAGCTGGTTATCATACTTTGCTAACTCAGCCACCGCTTGGTTGTATTCAGTTTCAATACGGGCGGTAGAATTAGCCGCGGCAACCTGCGCAGCATCAAGTTGCTTTGCTTCGGCTGCAACTTGTTTTTGTTCTTTTTTAAGGTTGTCTAATGCTACGGCATTATCAACATAGGCTTTTTCGCCTTTTCTAATTGATGCAGTTAGCCCATCAATGGCATTAACCGCCGCTTCTTGGCGCTTTAAATCATCCAGTTCAGCATTCAGTTTTTCGCTTTGTGCTGCAAGTTCAGCTAATGCCTTTTCAGACTTCTTGGCTTCACTGGAAAATAAATCTTTGCCCTGAATGATCAGGTTAATGACTTGGTCTTTAAAGCTCATATATCACCAAATTAGCGTTAAAAAATAAAATAAAAAACCCACAACACTCAAATAGTAATAAAGTGCTGTGGGTTGTTGAGGTAAAACGTTTTATGCTGCGCTACGCACAAAGAACTTAGACTTACCCGCGGCAACAATAGTGCTGTCGGCAAGAACGCCGCCTTCGATGTCGAATGACCCGAAGTCGTCGCCAATTAAGTCGAGGCCCGATGTTGGGGTAGGCTTCCAACGGTAAAACTTAAGCACGCTTGGCTTGCCGGTTACATCGTTAATACCGTCAACGACTACCTTCACTTCTTCGCCAGACTCAACCAGTGCTTGCAACGCATTACCGGCTTTACTGGTGTAAGTGACTTTAAGTGATTCAGCTGCCGTGATAGCACCTGTGCTTAATGCGCGAATACCCGCAGCACTGACAATGTAATCGGTGTTCACATCGTAAGTTGTGGTACCTGTACTGTCGGTAACCACGGCCGCAATCTCGGTATCAATCATTTTTGCTGTGTCAGCTAAACCGTCTAACACGACAGTAACGACTTCTGCTGTTACAGACTCTGCCGTTAACACATCGATTTTACCGCGCAGTGCTAACGCTAAGTTGGCATTGCTAAAGTCGTTAAGTGTCATCGATAAGTTAACCGATTTAACCACGGTAATTTCAGCAGCGTTACCGCCACCACCGCGATAGTTCGGTTGCTCTTTGGTTTCTTGCTCGATTGAGATATTCACGCCGCTGGCGTTACCCACATCGCGGCCGTTGACATACACGATGCCCGAACCGATGTAGCTCTCTACTACTGTCTCGCTCATAGTTGTTCTCCGAATGGTACTGTATGAATTAAGGTTAAAGTGATGACCGCTAATCCATGTTTTTCATGGGCTTCGGGCATAATGTATTTACAAGCCTCGGACTCTTTAAACGTAATAACTTTGGGTAGCCATGACGGTTTTTCGGTATTACGTTCGTCTTTAAAGAATGCGCTGCGAATGTTGCGAACTAAATTGATTAGCTCTGCGGTGGGGTTAGTTGATTTACTGAGGTCAATGCCCGCAACCACTTGTAAAGTTAAGTCGTCGCGGAATTGGTTTATGCCATTTTTAGCACCGAACAAATCGGTGTAAGGCTGCAAAAAAATAAACTGTTGTTCTTTTGCCAGCCCTTGGGCATAAAAGCCTTCGCGCACAGTCGCTCCGCCAACCAATTTGAGTCGGTCTATTAAGGTTTGGATCATGGGGAACCTCTAAACAGGAATGTAACTACTTAGCGTATTGGCCATATTTTTTACGCAGATGGGCGATAATGGGTGGTTCTAAATCGTCACGCATATACCCAAAGCTGCCTGCCACTGAAGGGCCGTACTTAGCTTCGACTCCTGCTTTTTTGGCTTCCTTAAATGTTCGCCATGTTTCACCTTTCAACCTCATATACATAACTTGATTGCCATTTTTACCAAGAAACTGAAACGTGCTGCGAAACCATTTAGGTTCATTACGAATGGTCCTGATTGTGTGACCGTTCGCAACTTGCTGCCCACGTTTTCCTGTTCTATATCTTGGGGTGGCATATCTGTTTAGTGTTGAAGGTCGATAGCGACCATAAATCGTTCCGGTTAAGGTTTTAGGATTTATGCTGTAGCCAAGATGTTGCTCAACATACGACCTAGAATTGAAGCCATATTTGTTGAATACACCATCTACAGCCAACTGATTACCAAACTTGGCCGCATCATCTATGGCTTTAGCAATGGTAGGTGATTGCGCAGCTCGCATGCGTTTAAGCTCGCGTTCTACCGCATCAAAGCCAGTACTGCGTATGGCCATGCAGTTTCCTTAAAGCTCTATATAAATAAAGCTCACCGTTAATTCATCCCGCGTATGCAGTTGAGTTAACCGATGTTGCTTACCATTTAACTCAAACACATCATCAGCCATTACCGCGCCTTCTTGCTGCAAAAACTCAGCGAGGGCTATCGGTTCTTGTATGTATTCATTACTGCGATCTATTTCGGTTGGCGGCAGATGAACACTTCGACTAAATGGGGCTTGACCCGATGAAGGGGTAAACTGGCACGGCTGTGCCAGTTTAGTGAACGCACGCGCAAGCTTGGCCGCTATGCGTTCGTTAATACTAGGCATTAACTTTTACCCATACTGTATCGCTTGGGTTAGCAGCTGCTGCCCATGCTTTACCCGCTGCAGTATTACCCGATGCTGTGATGGTGATCATACCGTCTGACTTAAGGTAAACTTGCACACCTTGGCCGATATCGTCAGCGGTCACTTTAGGCAATTCATACACGCCTGCAGTTGCACCCACACCCACTTCATCAATAGCAACATTGCCAAGCGACACGGCAACCACTTTACCAAATAACACTGGCGCACCACTGGCAACTGCTGCCGTGGCGATAAAGTCGATGGTATTACCATCTGATACACAATTTTTCATAATTCATTCCCGATAAGCATTGCGGATTATTAAAAGCCGGACATTAAAAAGGCCGCTAGCTAAATGGCTGCGGCCTTTTTGATTTGTATAAAATAGCTGGTTACACACCCGTTGATTTAACCAAGCCACGGTGATCAAGCGGTGCAACACCTGCATCGATACGTACTTTGGTTGCGACACCATCAATAGTGAAACCTTGTTGCTGTTCAATGTAAGGTGTGTCGATACCGTCAAGGTAAGCCACTTCAATAGTGTCGCGCCCTTTACCAGCGCCAAGGAACCATTGTTTATCGCTGTTATCATCTAAACGAGGCTCAGCAATCACTTCAGCAAAGTTTTGGATAGGGTTAGCAATACCCGCATTAACATCGGCGCCTTTAACCGAACTAGACTTGATGATCTGATTCATTGTGGTTTCTAGCCCTACAGGGCACAACACAAATTCAGGACGAATATTTAAACTACGATTACCCGATTTTTGCTTACGCATTAACATGCGGTTAGCATCAAGTGCCGCTACGCTTGGCGCACCAGAACCTAAGTTACCGTGGTCGGCATGGAACAAGGCTTTTCCGTCTGCCATTTTTGGGTTTTGCGTAAGAACCGCATAAACCAAATCACCAATTGTGCCTTTAGCTGCAAAGCCCATTTTCATTGGAATGTCAGTTAGCATGCTCATATCATCATTGATAATCGCTTGGCGAGTAATAGAGAACAGTTCGCCATAGGTTGCTAATGCAATTTGTTGTGCATGATCACCAACTGTCACGTACTTGTATTCAGCACCTTCACGCACTTGACGCAAGCTGTTGAAGTCACCTAGCCCTACACGCTGGGCAATCTTAAAATCACCTAACTGGCCTTTTTTAGTCCAGCGCTCAAAGGTTTCTTCGGCTGTTTCCCAGCCCATCAATACTGACTTATTAGCGATATCTAACAAGATGTTGCCAAAGTCAGATGATGAATGAGTAAACGCTAACCCCACCATTTGCAAAGGGTTCATGCCAGACACCCCAATACCACGATCCGTTAATGAGGCACGGGCAAGATCGCGCAAGTTATAACTAGCATAAGCATTTGATGCCTCACGCTCTGCGTGACCTGCACGAGTTAATAGCTGAGCACGAATTGAGTCGCCAACGATGTTACCGTTGCTCGAGTGAATCGTCGTGCGAGGCAACACAGCACACGGCGTGGTGTTTTCACCCAACTTAGCCAAAATCATATCTTTGGCTTTATCTGCGTCAATATCATCATTGGCAATACAGCTGTTTTTTAACTCCGCTAGTAGGGGAAGAAGCTAAATGCAGCGTTAATACCGTCGATACGCGCCTTGTTCATTGCCTTAGCCGCAGCTTGAATATCAGCTTGCGACGGTGCCGCGGGAGCAGGTACCGAAGCGTCTGGGGCTGGTGTATTAATGGCTGCTGGCGCAGGCGTATTAGTTGCACCAGGTACATTACCCTGTGGTGCAAACAGGTTTTTTAGAGCTTCAGGCATATTAGTAAAGTCCTTGAGTCTTTTTGAGTTAAGCGAAGCCGCCATTTGCAGCGGTTCAGTGAGGGTGTTGGCGAAACCTTTTTCAACCGCTTCGCGGCCAGTTAGCCATGTTTCAGCCGCCAAAAGTGTATGTAGCTCATCTTCTGGCAAACCTGTTTTTTGTTGATACGCGCCAACTAAGTTACCTTCGACTTTATCGAGTAAGTCAGCATATTTGCGCATGTCGTCTGCAGAGCCTAATGTGCCGCCCCATGGTTTGTGCACCATCATCATGGCGTTTTCTGGCATGATGACTTCATCAAAAGCCATGGCAATCACACTGGCCATTGATGCAGCAAGGCCGTCAATATGGCAAACCTTGTGCGCTGGGTGACCTTTGATCATGTTGTAAATCGCCATGCCTTCAAACACATCACCACCAGGTGAATGAATGCGTGCCGTTAACGTGCCTATTTTGCCTAATGCTTGTAAGTCACTGGCGAACTGACGAGCACTAATGCCCCAGCCGCCAATTTCGTCATAAATCATTAACTCGGCATTACCGTTTTGCGCCTTTAAGCTGTACCAGCTTTTATCGGGCTTATTGGTCGGTGTCAGGGTCAGGCTTGCTTGTGGTGCGAGCAGCATTGCGGCGGCTACCGCCAGATGCATTTGAGTCTTTTTCACTTGGGGTTTCTCCGTTTTGTGGCTCTGGGTCGTTACCCGTAACCATGTCGTTTTCGCGGTTAAACTTCAGCTCACGTTGACGTTGGCGTTTAACTTCGCTTGGGTTACGGCCACGGGCTCGCGCCCAGTCAGCCTCGGTTGCGGCATTACCGGCTATCATCATTTCCCAACCTTGGGATTCTTTGCGGGGGTCAATCCATGGCATGGTTGGACCGTAATACACCGCATCAAACAAGGTGCGGGTGTCTAGGTCTGGCGGTAGGGTTATAGGGTCTTGCTTGTTCATTAACTCCATTTCCAACCAGTTACGAAACGCAGGCCGCGCCCAACCGGCACAAAACCATTGCTGCATAATGCGGTTCGACTCATCTTGCTCAACCAGCTCTTGGCGTTGGCTTGAGTAGCTGCCTTGGTAATCACGGGCAATGCTCGAGTAACTGCCACGGGTACCCGCGGCACAGGCTTTTAACTGACCATTACGAAAATCGACTAAATGCACGTTGGGGCGATTTGACTCAATCATGCCGACGTCTTCACCAACAGCGAGATCATCAAAGGTCATGCCTGGTGCAATGTTTATTTCACGGTCAGCTTTGGCATCACCATCTAGGCCGAACATACTGGCGTCACCGCGTTTGATATAAAACGCTAACGCTGCAGCAATACGAGCGGCTACCCGTTCAGATTCTTCATAGTCTTTAATGTCGCCAAGGCGAGTTAAAATGCCGTGAAAAATACTGATACCGCGCAGCTGGTGCAAACGCTTAAACATGCCAAGGTGCAGCATGTTACTGGCGGGTACCATTTTAGTCTTAAAGCGAAAGCCAATTTGGTCAGACGGGTGATCAAACAACACATGGTAATTAACCACCTGCCCCAACCATTAACCTCTAATCCTTGGCGAACGCGGGTTGATACATCGTTAAGTTCAAACGGAATGTAATCAGGCTCTAACGCTTCAATACTGTATTGCGTGCCTTGCGGGTTTGGGTGACCAAACTTAGTCACCTTGCCACGCACTTGATGGCCGAATACTTCACCGTCGCGCAATGCGGTACGTAACACTAAGCGTTCAAGCTCTGGCCGTGTGTAGCGCCCTGTTACATCAGGCTTTAATGACCATGCAGCAAAACGACGCTGAATATCATTGGCCAGTTCGTCGAGTATTTCACCACTAATACTGCGGGGCTGTGGCTCAACCACAATGCCCTGAGCGCCAATAACCCGCTCTTCCATTCGGTCTAAAATGCCAATACTGAGGTCGTGGTTTTCGTCTAACCAACGCGCCTGTTCACGCAAGCTTTTACCTGCTGCAAATACCGCTTGGTTGGCACCGCGGCCCTCTTTGTTGGCTTTGTGGGTTCGGCTTGGGCTGGCAGCTTCGTAACCTTTAAGGTTGCGATAACTCATTGCAGCCGCCTGTCGTTTTAGCGCCCAGCCAGGGGATAAATACGAAAGTGCATCGTTAATAATGCTCATATTGATTCCTAGTTAAATCGGGCGAGTGTGGTGCCCCGCGGGCGGGTGTACATGCTTAAGGTGCGCTGCCACTCCATGCGGCCTTTGCGAATTTGTTCCAGGTCTTCTGTACTCATCATCTTGCCGTTGATGCTGACAGACTTACCCGCCAGTACATCTTTTTCGGCTTCGATATACAGTGCGACCATGTCTGCCGCTTCTTGCTTTGACATTACAGCCAGCCTCCTGATTTAACCGAACCACCATTTAGCCAGTTATTGGCTTGGCTCTTTTTCGGTTTTTTAGGTTTGGGGGATTCATCGGTTGATACTTCGTTTTGAGTGTCGGTTGTTATCACTTTACTGAGCGAGTCGAGATTAATACCAAACCTGTCAATAGCGATATACAGCGCAGCCAAGGCATACACAAAACAGTCGAGTGCTTCGTTACGTCTGCCGCCGGCTTCCCAGCGATAAACAATGCGACCGTCGCGGCGTGTCGGCAATTTTCGTTCAGACGTTAACTGTTGCAGTTCGGTGTCATCACAAATGCTGTCGTTCAGTGGCAAATGAATTGCACCAGGTGTACGCGTATCAACACTGGGTTGGGTGCGCATCATAGCCATGATCAACTCTTTGGCGTTGTCGGTACCCACCTCGGTTAAATACACACCTTTGTTACTTCGCTTACGCGGGAAATTGGCAATCGGCTTGCCGTACATATTGGCGCCTTTAATGGGTACCACGCGGAACAAACCGAGCTTTTTACTCATCGAGTAAACGGTATCGGAGTAATGGCCGCCCGAATCCCAACACGTTGTGCCAATGCTCAACACAATGCCGTCGTTACGCGGGTAACTTTGGTTTAAGCGCAGCGCGACTTTATCGAGTAGCACTTGGCTTGCTGGGTAGCCATACAAAATAAACCTATCGATTAAGGCGCACTCTTTACCTGCGCCCCAACCCCAAACACGGCCTTCGTATCGGTCGTCTTGGGTATCCACACCCGCGGTGACATACACAACCCAATCGGGCATTTTACCGTTGGGGTACATTTCACGCCTGCGGCCTAAGTCTTCCCACTCAATGCGTTCGCCGTTGTCGTTGTCCCATGGCTGGCCCAATTTGGTGTTAACAAAGGTTTGTAGCTTTTCTTTATCGCCTTTAGCTTTGTAAAATTCGGTAACTAGCTTGGCCCAACTGTTAAGGGTGTTATAGGCCGACCAGATATAAATCGAGATATTTTCGGGGGTTAAAAAGTCGTCGCCGTCTTTATCAAAAAACGAAATAAAGTCTGAGGTGTACACCCCCGTTTTGTCGCATATCCATAACGCGCTTGGGTGTTCTTCCATGTCGTGCAGTTGATTGTTTTCAATGCAGCAACCGCAGTGTTCGCAAACGTAATAGGCTGTTTTGGGGTCGCTACCTTGCCACTTAATACCAAAGGGTTCAGTTTTACCGCCCCACTTTAAATGCTGCAGCTCATCGCAATGTGGGCAAGGCAAGTTGAATCTAAATTGGTACTGGCTTTCGCTACAGGCTTTTTCAATTTGGCAGGTACCTAATACTTTAGGCGTTGAACCCCGTATCGATTTAGGAAACAACGACAGTTCAACACGGGTGTCACCTAACGATGTCGCATTACCTTCGTGTTCGATTGACTCATCAAAACCGGCTAACTCATCGTAAATAACGTCATCGGTTGATATTTCACGGTAGTTAGCCGCGGCGGTACCACCACGCACCATTAAGGTTTTACCGTTAGTAAAAATTTTATCTTCTAAGGTACTGTCTTTGTGCTTGCGACCAATCCAAGGCGCTAGCGCTTTCCAAATCGGCATGTCACGTATTGCCGTTTCAACGTGCTTTTTCATGAACGTTTTGGCAGCACCGTCACGCGGCTGGTATATCAACACGTTACGTTTTTTGTGTTCTATCTTGTAACCCGCATTGGCCATCAGCATTTTGGTGTAACCCACACGCGCAGACTTCATAATGTTCAGCGTGGTGATTTGGTCGTTACCCATGGCATTTAATATACCGATTTGAAACGGTAAGCTTTCCCATTTACCTTCGGTGTAAGACGATTCAGACGACATATAAAAATGCGTGTCTGCGTATTCACTACAGGTCAACATAGGTGGACGATAAAACGATTTAAGGCCAGCAGCGACAGCAGCTTTCAAATTTTTAATCTGTGCTTCTGATATATTCATCTAATAAATCCTCAATGCCGTTGGCCAGTTCTGCGGCGGTGTTTTGGCTTTTAATCACTTCAGCGCGAATAGCGTCTATGGTTCGTTCGGGCATGTCGGGGAATTTACGTTTTACACGAATGTGTATTTGGTCCAGCACCGGCGATATTTGCGCAGCGATACGGCTAAGCACAAATGAGCAAAAGGTCACCTCAACCACTTCTTTGCCGTCTTTTTCGTTTTTAAGCTCTTGGCCGTAGGCTTGCGCTTTGATTAAGCGGTAACGCTCAAACTCGATATTGGGTTTATCGTTATCTTCGGGCGTTGGATTGCTTACATGTTTTTTACGCTCATTAGCCACCCGATTACCCACCACGTCGCTCATGGTGTACAAGCACTCACGGCCTTTTTTGCTGTGTATCGGCACATCCCATTTATCGAACGCCTGGGTACTAATGCCCAAACTTTTGCACAGGTCGGTTTTGTTCAGTAGCACTGGCTCGGCGTCGGGTGTTTGAATACGTGCCATTAGCTAGTCCTTGTGAATATCGTCTAACACATGGCTACATCGTTCTTGTTCAATATGCTGCAATTGTTTGGCGAGTAATTGTGCTTGCAACGTTTGTATGTGTTTTTCACCCTGTCTCTTACGGGCCTGATAAAACCAGTTAACCAGTGCAGTAGCAATGGCACACAATACTCCGACTAAAACACCAATATCCATATCGTTCACATAACTGCCTGCAGCGGTAAAAAACGAGGCTATGTAAGACAATAACGATGTAAGTTTTGCACTTAGGTCAGTCGTTATGCTCATATTGCTGCCGCCATTTTTGTAGGCGCAGCATGTTTGCATTACAAGTTGCTAGCGCATTAGTTTGAGTAAGTGAGTGTTTAAGTAAATCAAAATTGGTGGTACCAACAAAATCAGGGGTACTGCATTGCACTAACCAATCAGGGGGTGGCAACACATACACCGTTTGGGTTTGGGTCACCACTTTTACAATCGGTTTGCTTGAGCAGCTGCAAAGCATCAGTAGGCAAATCAGTATTAGCCCATGTTTTAGTTGGCTCATGGTTTGATGTCCTTAGCTGATTAGCACGTTCTAGTTTGTAATCTAACGTCGATTGGAGATCGGCTACTTGCTTGCGGTGCGAGGCGTTTAGCTCGGTGATAATGCGGTAATCACGCTCAAGCGTGTTAATCCGTTCGGCTTGGTTGTCGTTGCTGCTCAGTAACGCATCAACGCTAACTTGCGATTGCAGCAAGTCATGGCTTAATGTGCCGTTTTTAGCTTTAAGTGAGGTAATGCCTAACGCCCCAACAGCAATCACCGTCGCCATAACAAGCACTGCACATAACAGCACTGTGGTTTTAAAGTCGTTAAACATTACAAGTCCCTCAAACAATAACGCCGCTCATTTGAGCGGCGTTTAATTAAGCCAGGTAACTTTTTTTTCTTGGCGTAAATCCATCGAGTCAACTCATTACATGCACCAACGCGATCACCCGCCCACAACTTTTTACGAAGCGTAGAAGCCCCAAAAGCCTCGGCCCCGACATTGTAGATAAAACTCAGGTAAGCAATGTGTTCACCCTCGCTTAATGGTGGAGTGAGTTTAACCAATTCACGGTCAAAGGTTTTAAGGCTGGTTGCCAGCATGTCTAGGCACTGCTGGTTAGTGAACACCATACCAAGTTTAATGTTGTGGCCAGTTTGTCCAAAGCAAGCCGTTTCAATCCCTGCGGGGTCAACATAGGTATGCAGTATTTCACCCTCACCAGTAGCGACCAATACACCACCAGTAAGAATGGCACCAGTAAAACCCAGCACCAAGAGTCGGGATTTGATATTCATCGTGTTTCCATAGAAAGCCAAATAGCTTGAAGTTGGCATAACAAAATTTAAATGTTATATTGGCCATCTGGTCTGACCAGTTTGATATCTATTACATTATTGACGCGAGGTTAAAAATGGCTAAAACGAACAGCGGTAAAAAGAAAGTGTATGTGCATGAATATACAAAACAGATTAATAAGCAAAAGGTTAAGGTGAAGACTCATTATCGGTCTACACCTGATTGACAATAGCTTAAATATTGAGTGGGTTGGGCATTTATTACCCCAGACCACTCAATCCAATTAACGCTATTTCATGATCAATGCCCTCCTGGTAAACAATGTGTAAGCCAAGTTTTTGCGCTAATGCATGCTCTGCCCTTGCCCCGAGTGATTGCTCCCAACCATCCAACAGATAAATCATGTCAGCACACATCAACATGGTTAATCCAATATGCATGTATTCAGGTTCAGACAAACCCGCAGGCAAAGAGGCTGGGTTAATCACAATGTGCGTTAACGACTTTTGCACTTGCGCAGCCAAGTTAAATGCGTGCCGATTACAATCTGGCAAACCAGACATTGGCCCAGCGATATACACCTTTTTACGGATCATGTGTTCACCAAATAACATGCAAAAAAATGGGCTCCAATACAGGAGCCCAACGGCGGGGATATAACGAGAGAGGAAGCAAAGCCAGTTACGCAGTGGTATCAAGCTTATATAAACTGTACCTGTTTTCAGGGGTAGAAATACGCCATATATGGCGTGTTTTACGCCACATATGGCGTTGGTCGAATTGAATTTGTATGATATGTAAAACCGATAATTTTTAAATTTGATTTTAAAGTTATCGGTTAAGTGATTTGCTGCAAATAGAAATGGTGCACAAGCAATCGGCAAACTTATTGATGGACAAAAAAGTTTACCGACTAGGATTTAGCATGCTGAATCAGATTATGCGAACTATAGTGGGTTGAGATTAGCGCCACATTCAGGTACGCCGTAGGCGTCACGTGGAATGTGGCGTTAAATTTCGGTTGAGAAGGTCTTGATTTGGCATTTTCTTATTCATCAAAATTGCCTCATTTTGTGCATGTAATAACTCCATGCACTTAGCATATTGCGGTTCTCTTAATTTTTCACTATCTACAAAAGTTGTCGCAACACACTTTCCGACAAAATCACAGCTTATATTACTAGTAGATGCGAGAAACCACATACCTAATAACTTCTCATTTTCCTTATATGGAATAGCAATATCAATATCATTGAGTCCAGGAGTTCTCCATTTTTCATGATTATTAATTACTATTTGCTGTTCCCTAGAAAATGCAAATTTTGTTTGGGCATGAATCGCTTTTGCAACTTCTATTCTTGGTGATTTGGTTTTTAGTCTTTGAATTAAACGTTCGATAGAATGTTTCGAAAATCTAATATCGCTATAATAGAGTGATAACTTTCCATCAATCCGAGCAATATATGCACCACCAAACATTTCGTCCCTTTCGTCAAACATGACTAACATCGCAAATAAGTTTTTCTCACCAATATAAAAACCTGACACAGTTCCATCTTTAAAAAGTCTTTTACACTTTTTTTGTAGATTTTTATCACCACCATTTCCAACAATATTTATGCTGTTGATATTTTCAACACATTCCCTTTGAAGTCTCTTCCTCGCTCCTCTTGCAAGTGTTTCATTAATACCCATTGGATTAAGAATAAACTTCTTAGATGCTTGACTCAAACCTAACCTCTAGTTTTTATATTTGATAGAAATTTAACCCCACTAAGAGGCAAATAATCATTGGTTAAAATAAGCGACGAAGGAGCAAAAACCAACTGTTATTTGTCCTGTTTTAGTGCCTTTTATGGATTTTTTATGCACAAAAACTCCGCTACTAAATCCCAGCGATCTTCATAACTTGCCAAATCAGAGATTGTTTTTAAGTTTACCTTACCCCAATCAGCACTTCTTGGTGCATTCTGAATGATGGCAACAGGAAAAACATAATATTTAGGCGGCAGCATTTCTTTTTTACCATCTTTAGAGCCGCGATTTAATAAAACCACTACAACAAAATCACAATCAAAGTTTTTGATTGGAAAACCGTTTGCACCAGTACGCCAACGACTTTTTACTTGCAACATTGCTGATTTATTTGATTCTGGATTTGTTGCGACCAAATCATAACCAGGCATATTGGTGTAAGTTTTGTAGCTTGCGATTTTATTTAATAAAAGCTGACCTAAAGCTAAAAACTCAGCTCCCTCAGCTTCTAAACGAGTATCAAGACGTGCCATAACTCTCCTAAATACCTAACGTTTTAGTATTTGTGCGTTACGCTGTTTGCATGGCATAAATCGCTTGTTGGACTTAGCCGAGTCCAGGTTAATGGGTACATGTTACGCTATAGGAATTTGCTTTTTTTGATGCTGACTATGGGCTGCAGAGCAGTTTTAAACTGGCAATAAAGCTTGATTTGTACGTATTTCATTGAAATTCCCTTGTCATTATGGTGTTCCATCACATCTTTTTAAGTCTAGCTGATTCAATGAGATTTATATACTCGATTGAAGCATCATTTGGCTCCGCGCAGTGGCTTAGTTCAACGCCTTACTAAGCTGCGCGAAATAGTTGGCTAAAAATGCGAGGAATGAGCGCTAGCCAACTGTTTAGTGCCGTTTGAGTCTTGTTAGGTTAAGCCTGACTACCGACAAAATAACCTTGTAAATAACGATCATAGGTTTGATCTAGTGCTAAAATCAGAGCACTAATTTGCCCTGCAGGGAATTCTATATAAGTATAATCATGGCTCACTTCTTCAAAGAAGTATCTTGCGCGAGTAAAACTATTAGAAACACTATCAATAGCTGAATCAAAGCTCTCGAAATTTTTACTAAGCCCATTTTGTTCAGGGGTGTTTGGTTTTTCGGCACGTTGTGCAATAGCTATTACTTTAATAGGGAGCGATATAGCTTTTACATCTTTAGCATAAATCTGGTTTAAGGATGTTTTTAAAAAATCAGGAAATTCGTTATAGAGCTTTGATAACTCATGACCTTTAGAAACTTCCCCACCTCGACCAGCAAGCATAATAGCTTTAAAGTATAACTCCATGGAAAGGCCTGTAAGTACCAGAAAAGTAAGAACATCATGTAATTGATGATTCTCTCCCATTTTCATTTTAGCATCATCAGCTTGATTGGCCAAAGATCTAGCCTGTGCAATTGCTAATTGATGCAATCCCTGATTGAGCTGAATAGTTTTATTTTGCTTCGCCATACTCTGTTCACCTAACGAGCTTGTAGAATAACTCGTTTATTATAAATAACTCCATAAAACAGGAGTACTAAATGCGTTACCTATATCGTTAATCGTCTACCGCGCGATACAAGAGCACAAAATATTAGCAGTTTTGGCTGAATTACTTATTCTACAATCTCAACGCCGTTTTAGGTGGAAGCCTTCGCAGCTAAGTCTGCTTTTTCACACTCTCTATAAAGAGCTTTTAAGTTTTCATTAAACCAAACGACTGCCTCTACACAAATCTTATTTTTCTTTCCATCAATTTCAAAATCGAGAAGATTTTTAGGATGCATTAAATCGTTTCTGACTTTGAAAAACTTTTGAAAACTATCCCATTTATGATCACTTAAGTTTGGTTCAAATACGATATTATGGATACGAGAAAATAATGCAAACAAAAATAGTACACTAGCTATTGGCTTTTGAAATGAATCCTTTTCTTTTACTTTACCTTTTGAGTCTAAAGATACTGATTTTTCTTTCAATAAGAGGATTTCTGACTCTGAAAAGAACTGAGGAACATCTTCAGAAGCAGCGGTACAAACTAACCTCAGTTGATAAATGGTTCCTTCTATATAAGCTGAACTAGTTCTTATATTTGTTCTTAAGGAGAATTGCGATGGGTCTTCAATCGCTTTGTTTTTAGATGTCGCAATATCCTCAAGCATTAGCTTTTGAAATTCCCACATTTTTTCATATGCTAAAGCTGATTTCATACTCACTCCACTTAACGTTTTAGCATTTATGCGTTGCACTGTTTGCATGACACAAACCGCTTGTGGGACTCAGCTGATGCCGAGTCCAGGTTAATGGGTACACATTATGCTATAGGAATTTGCTTTTTTTGATGCTGGCTATGCGCTACTAAACAATGTTTAATTGATTATGAGGCTTGATTTGTATGTGTTCAATTGCAATTCCCTTGTCATTGTGGTGTTCCATCACATCTTTTTTAAGTCTAACGGATTCAATGAGGTTAATACACTCAATTGAGTCAGTATTTGACTCCGCACTGCGACGAAGTTCAACGCCTAATTAACAGGCAAAAAATTGTTTTCTAAAATGTTGAGGAACGAAAACAGCAAACTGTTTTTTGCCCTCGTTTAATATCTGGTTAGGGGATTACATCCCCTTTCTTTTCCTGTCATTTTCATGAATTTTATCGAAATCTGCTACAGTAAAGTCTGATAACTCACCAGTTACATTAGTTTTTATTAAATCTTCACAATTTATATTCATACTACTAAACATCTCTAAAAACCGCTCATCTATATCTGTTCTACTTTTTTTCATATAAAGATGTGTTGACCTATTGATTATAAATGCCAAAAAGTCAGCTAATTGTAATAGGGGCTCTTTATGAGATGATTGAAATTCACCTTTGTATTCATTTGGATAATCATGGAATATTTCTGTTCCAACAGAAGAGTTTGGCTTTCCTAAACCTTCGTCAATGAAGATATTTAAATCCTCTGAAGTATTTGAATAAAAATTTTTAATTTTAATTAATACCCATAAAAGTGAAAGATCGGATGGTTTCTCAAGGTTAAATTGATTTATTTTACCTTTTATTTTTTCAACACCATGATCTTTAAGGGTTTTATTATCTATCATTTGAATGAACACTTTCCAGTTGTACTCGATGTAAATATCAGCAAAAAAATCAAAGATAGCTAAGTTTGCATGTTCGGGTAATTTATCCCATGGGCTTTTTCTATTATAAATTTCTACAAAATGAAATTCTTCTGGTTCTATAGAGAATTCACTCTTAATCCACTCAAGGCAACTCGTAATCTGCTCACGTATGAAAGAAACATCTTCATCTGGGAAAGCAATACCAACATTTGTTCTTCTATTGCCAGTTACATATTCAGAATCTGTTGAAATTGTTGGGCCATATGTATCGTCGATTGCGATGTACATGACATCCCCCTAACATTTTAGTATTTATGCGTTGCGCTGTTTGCATGGTACAAATCGCTTGTTGGACTTGGCCGATGCCTAGTCCATATTAATTGGCATGCTGCATGCTATAGGAATTTGCTTTTTTTGATGCTGGCTCTGAGCTGTAGAGCAGTTTTGAACTGGGAATATGGCTTGATTTGTACGTATTTCATTGAAAATCCTTTGTCATTATGGTGTTCCATCATATCTTTTTAAGTCTAGCGGATTAAATGAGGTTAATACACTCGATTGAGTCAGCTCTTGGCTAAAATGCTTGAAGAACAAAAAAACAACTGTAATTTTCCGTTTAATTGCCTTGCATGGCGACTTTAGCTTCAATAGCTTTAGCAGTGAGCCTTAATTCTTTGTTGAAAAAACGCCATCTAAGTCTATATATTCTAATAATTCTGATTTCGGTTGAAATTTTTTCCATAACAAAAAGGATTTATCTACAATTTTTATTCTTGTTCTATTTGGATCAAATTCAAATACTATTGGCTTGGTCTTGTTATCTAATTGCAGAGTAACAGATTTATTTAATGCCCCAGTTAATCTTTTTAGAGATATTTCGGACCTTTTAGGATGCTTAGTTACAATTGTTCTTCTTAAGGCCTGGATTGGCAACCCTTCAATTAATAGATTGTCATCTATTATGATTAACCCAAATAGAATCCACTTATATAAATCAAGATCTGTTGCTTGAAACCCAGCGCTAAAATCCATCAAGAATTTAGTAAAACGGCCAGTATGCATATCTAAAACTGACTTTATCTCTTTCTCAATATCTATGTCTTTTGCGACTTCAGTTTGCTCTTCTTGAGTTCTTGTAATCCCTTGTTCTTCACAAACCTTCATGCAAAGTTGCTGCACAAGGAAGATACTACCATTGCAATTAGCTTTGACTGAAACTTTGAATTCTTCAAGAAAAGAGATATTTAGTAAAGCTTCACTAACAGAAAACAATTCGTCGATATTTTCGTCTAACCATTCATCCGCATTAATAGAGACAATTCTTCCAGCTAAATCACCATTAAATGTTGTTAAACGATCATCTTCAAGCCAAACACCAACAATAATAAAACATAACCGACTTTCCTCGTGATATGCCTTTAAAGAAATAGAGAAATCGACTTGAGATTCAGTTTTAAGATAATGAAAGTCTTCGAGTACAATATATTTAGTAAATTTTATTTCTTTAAGAGCTGAAATAACGTCATTGGTATTGCTAAGATTTAATTCTAAATGTTGCTTATTAATTTGCTTAGCTAACTCCATAGATATGTCTGTACCTATTTTTTTCCCTCCAAGACCAACTGATAGGCTAACTTTACTTTTACCCTTAATTGTTTTAGATTCAGACACAACAATTTGATAACCAGCTTTTTTCAAAATAGATTCATTGATATCTGAAATATCCCAAGTATTACTGCAAGTAATACATATGTAATCATCCTCTAATAAGTTCTTTTTTCGAAGTGATGTTTTCCCTTGTTTAGAGCTTCCGTGGATAACAACATGAGTTTCCTTTGCTAATGAATCTATAAACAAATCATCTACATGCTTTCTTGATATATAATTTTTAGGAAGATCTCTAGAAGTTCTAAAAACTTCATCTACAAGTACTAAATTATCCAATGTATATCCTATGAAATTGCAATAATTTTATAACGTTTAAACATTTGTAATTTGCGCTTTTTGCATGGCACAAACGACTTGTTGAACTTAGCCGATGCAGCCCTAGTTAATTGGTACATTTTACGCTATGAAAAATTTTTTCTTTGAAACTTGCTCTGAGCTACAGAGCAGCTTTGAGTCAATTGATATAGAGTAGTAAGTAAGTTTTTCATTGAAATTCCCTTGTCATTTTAGTGTTCCATCACTTCTTTTTAGGTCTAGCGGATTCAATGAGGATAATATACATGATTGAGCACTCATTTGGCTCCTAGCAGCAACTTAGCTCAATGCCCATCAAATTAGAACAAAAATAATACGTTAAAATGTTGAGAAACGAAACAGCATACTGTTTTGAGTCCTGCTTATTTGCTAGCCATACTTTGTTCAATACTATCAAGTAAGGAAAGAATATCCTCTACAAAACTCTCTAAGACAACATTTAAAGTCCAAGCTTTTTTAAACTCAACGCCTTTGAATTGGACTGCAATCTTACAATCAGGATCAATTAATCCACTAGGCGGCACTGTTTTTGAAAAGGAATCAGCATGGATTATTTTATCGCAGACCTGTTTTAATGTCGCAGGTTGCTCAACTAATTTTGCATCATAATATAACCATGCTGAATCAGGTAGCTCTAGATTCGGTTGGTCAATTACACTTTGATAAAGGTTAACTCTTATAGCAATTACGAGACTTAAAAGGTTACTTGATACTAAATTATGTAACGCATTTTCGACACTTTTAGACATAATCAATCTAGATGTCGTTGATGAAAGACTACTAGTTGTTAGATCTAACCCATGACAGATCAAACACAAACGCCTAATTTCATTAAAATCTTGCTTATGATAACCAAAGATATCGCGCACTCAACCTCCCAGTATGCCTAACGAGGCTTTAAAATAACTCTAACAGCCAAAAATTCAATTAAAAAAACGACCCACTGAAATCAACCTTAGACGCTCTCAAGGCACTAGGTAATGCATTTGGAACCCATAAACAGACTTTTTTAAACAAGAGAAATTCTCCAGCCACAACACCTCATTCAGAAGCTAAAATAGCGAGGCGCGAACAAAAAACCAGCTATAATTTGGCCGTTTCGAAAACCCTTGCTAGGTTTTCACCCTATCATGCCAGCATTAACTTCAAATTGGTGTAAGTGCTTTATTAGACACTTAACATGATTTTCCGCACCTAAAGCTTTTGCTACCAATACGTGAGAAATGAAACTTCGATAAACATAATTCCACAGATCATCAGCATGCTCCATCATTTTGGGAGTACCCAATAAACCCTGCGTATGAAATTTTGGAGGATTTCCACCATACATTTCCATGATATGAGGAGAAGCACCGTGCACATAGCCTGAGTATGCTTTACTTATGGTTTTAGTTACTTCAAGCCTTTCATGTTGATTTAGGTCTGCGCCAGAAACCCGAGCAATATAAGCCTGAATTTTTGTTCGAGAAATCATTGGCCTTTTTTGTTCGGATGTTAACAGGTTTCCTGTTTCGTCAACTTCTTCTTCCCAGAATGCATCTAAGTACCTCTGATGCAACTCAGTGATCTCATCATTAGTTACCGCATAAACCAAAAAACCTATATCTTCATTGGTTTCATCAATTGTTCTTTGCAGAGCAGCTTGCTCCTGTACAAAACCATTTTGTAATAATAAGTGAGCTGCTCGGACTGTACTTTGAACCCGTGCAAGTTTTTGAATCATAGCTTCATAGATAGTTTTGTTTTCAAACCTAAATGTTTTCCCAAATGATAATTCAACTAATTGTGGTTTTTTGGGCATCGAATTTTGGAAATCGGTAAAAGTACCATCCATAAGTTCGAGCATCTTGTCAATATCTGCTGACTTCACTATAAACCCTAATGTTTTAGTATTTGTGCGTTGCGCTGTTTGCATGGCACAAACCGCTTGTTGGACTTGGCTGAAGCCGAGTCCAGGTTAATTGGTACGCTTTGCGCTATAGGAATTTGCTTTTTTTAATGCAGGCTCTGAGCTAAAAATCAATTTTGAATTGATTATGAGGCTTGATTTGTATGTGTTCAATTCCAATTCCTTTTTCATAGTGGTGTTCCATCACATCTTTTTTAAGTCTAACTGATTCAATGAGGTTAATACACTCGATTGAATCAGCATTTGGCTCCGCGCAGCGTCTAAGTTCAACGCCCGCATAAGGGGCTGATAATAGTTTGCTAAAATGTGAAGCGAAGCGGAACCGAGCAAACTGTTAGCAGTCCCGTGCTTAATGCGCTTGTTATAAAACCTATCACCGAACCCAATACATTACTTTATTTACACCTTCATTTTCAATTACTTGAGGGTGTGATGCAAAAGCTATGATTTTTGATTTAACAGGTTCACAACCAAATGACTTAACGCATGGTTCGATAAACCATTTATTAAAACTTGGATCATGCTCAGTTAATGCGGCTAACACTAAATCATCAAAGAGAGCTTTAGGTATGGGGTTAACTTTTTCCAAAAGCTTTACTACAAACCACTTTTTATCAGGATGAACTAAAGCTGAAGTGAACCACGCTAACGAATGAGGATTGTCTTTTGGAAAATTAGAAGCGATTTTGCCTACAAGTTTGCGGACAAGGTGATGGCTTTCATTCTTATCTATTAGCGATTTTGCTTGGATATATTCTTCGTAAAGTGCTTCGAGGTTCATCCGTTACCTTTGGCTTTATAACGCCCTGCTAATGGGCTGATAATAGTTGGCTATAATGTGCGAGGAACGAAGCGCAGCCAACTGTTAGCAGTCCGTTTTGAGCAGCTTGTTATCTGTATTATGTACACCACTCTCCGAGTACATCTGGTGAAGAGAAACCATGCATCATAATTTTATTTGGAGTATCACCAAACCCCAAAGCAAACTCATTTTCGTTTTCTAATGTTAGCAACCAGCTATTTTCATGTTTTGCGATTGCCCAAACCTTAGAGCTTTGATATTTCTCAATATCACCGTTCTTTACGCATGTAGATACAACAGTTGCTACGATAGGCGTTATAACATTTGCCAATAACTCTTTAGACAACCTTTCAACGAAGTCTTCATAAGTTTCACCTTTAGGAGTAATGACTTGAGAATCCCCTGCTAGTGCGGCTCTAATTTTCGATAATGCTTCAGACTTATTCATACACATAACGCCCGCATTTGCGGCGACTGAAGTGAAGCGTAAGGAGTCCGGCCGCGATAGCGGCGAGCAACATGCGCTTGTTAGTGCTTTGTTGAATAGTATTGATAGATACCTCCGCCTAATAACGAAAAAACGGCTAAAGCTGCTGGAACTTTCATTGCTGCTAGGCCCCAAGTGGAAAAATCTATACCAGGGCCTAGAAAAATCACATACACAGTAAGGAGGATATATGTGGTGATGGCGAAAAACCCGGCAAACCACCATTTTTTTACGTTAGAAATTTTAACGCAGATGTAGCCCGCTATCACGATTAAAAGCAGCTGTACGATATTTGCCAAATAGCTATCAATGGCTGATTTTTCCTCACTCCAATAGTGCAGCGAAATAAGGACATGAGCCAATGCGAGCACGCCAAAGAATAGAGTGGATATAAATACTGCAATTATGTTTTTCATATAGTATTGAGCACTAACGCCCTGTTAATGGGCAAAATAAAGTTGGCTAAAATTAAGCGACGAAGGAGCAAAAGCCAACTGTATTTTGTCCTTTTTAAACAGCTTGTTATGTTGATTTATTAACGTTGCCAGCATCTTCTTCTTGATTCCAAAATTCATCAAGTAAATCGCCAGAGCTTAAAATAGATTCATCAAATTCGTTATCAATAGAAGCGAGGACTGATGCCGTTGAATTTTGGGCTCCTAGACGAATAAATTCTTTAAGAACTTTCTTATCAACCTCAGAGGAGTTTTTCCAATAAGATGCCAATCCTTTCATTCCTGAGTCAGAAAAGTCCTCCAAATTGCAACTTTCAAACATCTTTGCATATTCTTCACTGAGGCTTTCAATACAGTCGTTTCGAATTTTATTTATATATTTTTCCGTACTCATCGATAGTTCTCAGAAGCAACATAACGCTTTAAACAGCGGAAAACACGAACGCTTTGGCGCAGCCAGTGAGTGGTTTTCCGATGATTTAACTTGTTATGTGGAAACACTGCGCGCCCCAACTATGGCAAACCAAAATAAAGCTATACCAGCCAAAACCACTAGTAAAGCAGAATGGTCTGGCGCTATTGACCGCGCATATATCAATGGAGCTGCACCCGTAATAATTGAAACAATGATATATGAACCGCTCCGGCCAGTAGCTGTTGTGCTCAAATACATTCTCCACTTATTTAGAAGATATGTACCCAACGGAATATACATAAGTAAAAATATTTCGATCACTCACTAAGTCTCGGTTTATACATAACGTTTTAGTATTTATGCGTTGCGCTATTTGCAAGGCATAAATCGCTTGTTGGACTTGGCCGATGCCGAGTCCAGGTTAATGGGTACGCTTTATGCTATAGGGATTTGCTTTTTTTGAAGCTAGCACTGGGCTGTAGAGCAATTTTGAACTGGCAATATGGCTTGGTTTGTACGTATTTCATTGAAAATCCCTTGTCATTATGGTGTTCCATCACATCTTTTTTAAGTCTAACTGATTCAATGAGGTTAATACACTCGATTGAGTCAGCATTTGGCTCCGCCCAGCGGCTTAGTTCAACGCCCAAAGCAGTTGCGCGGTACGCGTCGGCTGCCTTTGTTTGTTATGTGCTTAATCAAGAGGATACAGCTCAAAATCGACGAACTGCTCCCACTTTTTAAACCACACATAAAACAGAGACTCATCATTTGATTCCATCAGTTGAAAGCAGATGTTTTTTTCTGTGTTTACCCACGAGTTCAAATAGTACAAACCATCCGGGAATTGACGCCCCTTCGCGTTATACACCTTGTAATTCTCTTCCATTAAACCAGGCTTGAAATTCTCAACAACCATGTACTTCTTCAAAGCATCTCCTTAGTGGCACCTAACGTTTTAGTATTTGTGCGTTGCGCTGTTTGCATGGCACAAATCGCTTGTTGAACTTGGCCGTTGCCGAGTCCAGGTTAATGGGTACAAGTTATGCTATAGGAATTTGCTTTTTTGATGCTGGCTCTGAGCTGCAAAGCAGTTTTGAATTGATTATGAGGCTTGATTTGTATGTGTTTCATTGAAATTCCCTTGTCATTGTGGTGTTCCATCACATTTTTTTAAGTCTAACTGATTCAATAAGGTTAATACACTCGATTGAGTCAGCATTTGGCTCTTAGCAGCTGCTTAGTTCAACGCCGCATTAAGCGGACTAAAATAGTGGGTTATAATGTGGAGCGAAGCGAAACCTAGCCCACTGTTTTAGTTCCGTTTTAAATGCCTTGTTATGTTTTTATTTAAAGTGGAACGGATAATCGTAGACTGTATGCGGTTTCACTGAATCATCCAGATACAGGCGAAGATGAACGCGAGAGCCTAAGCTTAGATGTTTTTCAAATCCAAGTGATTCATAGAAACCAACTAGATTCTCAACAATTATCCCACTATCTTCATCTGGCTCAGCGGTGATCTCTACGCAAGCTTTGGGACATTCGGCTTCAATACGTTTGATAGCATCTTTGATCAACTCTCGAGCGAATCCTTTCCCGCGAAATTCAGGTAATATATCTATACGCTCGATCGTGTAGACATTTTCTGGTTCAGGAACTTTTCTCCACATGCAATTACAATCATCAGTGTGATTTTCGAAGTACGAATAAGAAAAACCGTTACTCTCTCTATACAAAATATTGGATAACTGTTTCATGATACTCCTTATAGATAAACTACGATCAGTTAAGCTTATCAAATTTATTTAATCGTAAATATGTGTCGATTATCGCCAAAAAACATAACAGCTTATTGAACGGCTCGACCGATAAAGCCGCCCGTTTAAGTTATTGATTAATATCATCCTACGTTTTCTATGTCTTTGAAGTAAAGCAATTTAATGGCTCTTACACTCAAATAAAAAACGTAAATTGCACGTTAAAAGTGTCAACATCAAATGTAAAAAAATAAACCAAATAATATCAATATATTAGAGCAGCCCTATTTTTCTCAACATAGTCCTTTAGGCTGCAAAAAGCCACAGTGAAACACCCATAAAAATGGCTACATCAAGTAGCCAATATTTTCTTTATAGCCAATCATCGTGGGTAGCAATGAGTAAGCAAGGCATAAATCTGTATTTTTAATATTTTTAGTAAGTTATCTGCTTTACTGAGTCAAATGCCGAATGCACTATTTTGACTAGTAATTTTTGCTGCTCAAAAGATATGAAAATAGAATCATCGTAATCCCAACATATGCAGCTATCCTTGGTAAAAACTTTTACCGCTAACTCTTGGGGTAAGCCGTCGGCCCTTTTCAACTCATTTTGAATGATCTCTTCGATGATCGAAGTGTTAGAGGTGGATTCAATACAATACAATTCTGTGGCGTTACTCATAGTCATCCTTAACTAGTGAACTAGTATTTACATCAATGTAACCAGTCTATTAAAAGTAGCATCAAATTAAAGTTATAGGCACAAAGATTTAGGCGATCAAAAGTTGTGGTTTAAGACGATCAAAAGTTGAGTGGAATTGTGCACCATCAAATGTAGGGGAAAACACAATTAATTCATTCACTTAATAGGTTTATTTTTTAGGTGAAATTGAATAGCAGAGATCAAGCCTATAAAACAACAACACAACCCCCTAAATTTTTCATATGTAGTGAAGCACTGCGCTTGTCCTCCCCCGCAGTGAAGCGAGCCAGAAGGACCCATTAGTTCAGACTAGATAAAACACTTGTAATTCACAGTGTTAAATGTAATCTGATATACGGCAAAGAGCTACTAGCGAAAATCTAGATTGCCGACATCTGACGCTCCCACTCAATTTGGGCTTTGAGACAAAAATGGAACTGCTGTGTACGAGAAAAAATTAGAGACACTATTGCCGTGCTGCTTTGAAATGTATGATTTTATGGCGGATCACGTTGAGCAACTACAACATCTTGGAGCGATACCAGAGCTTAAATGGCAAATTGCTTTTCAATCAGGCATTTTGTCATTTGAACACGGGCTATCTTCTCTTAAGTTAATCTCTGATGGTTTTACAGCATCGGGCTTTGCATTGATGCGGCCCCAGTACGAAAGCCTAATACGCGGATTTTGGCTTATGTACGCTGATACTGAGGTTTGGATTAATAAACTATCAACAGCAGGAAACATCGGGCCAAATGAGATAAAGAAGCTGGAAACACCCTTGATTGGAGAAATGCTTAAAGCACTTGGAAGTTCGGATGCTCCCCAGCATATTCTTAGTCAGTTGAATGACTTTAGGAGCATTAACAATTCAGCGTTTAACAGTTTTACTCATAGCGGTCTTGCTTCGCTAGTTGGCAATGGTGTGGGTTATGAACCTAAAGTAATTTATGATTCACTTCGAAACTGCAATGCTGTCGCTGCTATAAATATGCAAATGCTATCTATTTTGACTGGACACGAGGAGGCAATGGAGCCAGTCAGGAAAATGCATCATCATTTCGAAGATTGCTTGCCAATTATTCATGGCTAATTACTGTAAATACCGTATTCTTGCCAATAACGACTCTAATCATTACCCCTGCAACAACTCCAAAAAACTAATTGAATAACTCCTTACTTACCCAACTATTTCAATCTCTGCCCTTCTTAACCAATACACATAAGACTTCTTGCTATCGAACCCCATCAAGGCCCACTGTCCTTTGCAGATGTAGTGCGCTCTAATAGCCCGTATACATTGTGGGGCTAACCGTTCAATCATCTGGTCGAACTGCCTAACCTCACGTGGGGGCGTTATCTCAACCACTGCCGAACTACCGTAAACAATCACCTCGCCTAACTTGTCGCACTGACTTCGACTTGCGAACCCTTGGCCATATTCTTGATGGGCCCAATAGTTACCCCAGCGAGTTAACCCATAACGTAATGCCTTCATGTTCAACGTCACTTGTTGGTGTTGCAGGTTAACCTTCACCATTAATCACCGCCCTTATTTCATCAATCCCTAAGTTAAACACTTGGGTGCATATTGCCGAAACATCATCAAATGGCACTCTCACATCACCCCGTTCCCAACGCTGATAAGTCCGTTCACTTACCCCATAAATCTCGGCCACTTCGGTCTGGGTTAGCCCGCGAATATTCCTGCCTTTTTTCAAAAAATCAAACCCGCGTAATGCCATTTCGCCCCCAAAAACCTCTAATTGCATATTCTTCTAATAATGATGCAGCGATCATCACAGCCACCCACTCGCAGTAAGGGTTTGACCGTTCTCACTTTTCACTGACGATCTAGGCAATATCTCGGGCGCAACAGAAGAAAACCCACGATAAATTAAATATTGATGATATTGCTCTAACGCTAAACTCATACCCTTATCCAGGGTCGATTTAACGTACTTACGCAGCAACACAGGCAAGGCATGATTCAACAAACGTTCACCAATCATGGTATCGACACCTAAGTCAGCAACAATGGTCCTGAATAATCGACGTAAATCATGACTAGTGAAATGTTTAAAGCGGATTTGAGTGTGCCAATCATGAGCACAACGAATTGAAATAGCCCCACTGGTGCCAGGGAACAAATACGCGCGTTTGCCAACATGCTTAAGCTGCCAACATTTATAATGCTGAATGAGTGCCTTAGCAGAATCAGTCATAGGTATACGATGCTCTTCTTTGTTCTTGGCATTACTGGCAGGAATAACCCAATAATCACCCGCAAAGTGTTCCCATCGAACTAATCGAGTTTCGTTAATGCGAGTGCCAAACATCATCATCAAAACAAACAACATCTTCACAGGCATCACCACATCACCTAAGCGAGTAAATAACTCGGCCAAATCCGACTCAAACAAGCGCGTGTCCATGGCTTCATTCACTTTGATGGAATACGTCACCCGGTAACCGGCTAATGGATTAACGTTAATCAAACGAAGCTTTGAAGCCGCAGCAAACACCGCCTTAAGCTTATTCACAACTTCACGAATGTACTTAGGCGCAAACCCATCAACCAACATCGGTTTAACCAAAATGCCGTCAACCGCAATAAAACTCACATCGTGCAAACGAACATCGGCCAAACGAGGCAACAGGTGACACTTGATCATCGACTTAATATTGCTTCGCCAACTTTTACTGTAGGTAGTGTTATTGGCAATATGTTCCTGGTACCACTCAAGCAAACTGCCAACCGAATCAAACTGGCCCGTTACCATGCTGCCCACATTACGCTTAGCCAACATCACCGGTAAATCAGCGCACAAGGTCTTAATGCACATGTTTGGCCAAGTGCCAACCTTTTGCCAAACAGTCTTACCGTTTTCATTCAATACCAAATGAACACTCGCTCGCGTTCGACCAGCTGCTGCACGTAAACGAATTTCAGGAAACTGCGGATCACGATAATCACGCATAACACCAGCGCGTAACCAACGACGTAATGCCGCATCGTTTAGCTTGCCAATCTCAACACCAGATACCGCCTTTGCCACAATCATGCTACCAACCTGTATTCCCAAGCTGCACACTTATCACGGCGTCTTTTTTGCTTAACCGAACTCGGCAACTCGCGCCAACGGGCACTTAATGCGGTTTCGCTATCATGAACACCAAAGCGTTCAAAACATTGTTGCTGAATTTCGTACAGGGTTAAAAAACGATTACCATTCAAAACACGACACAAGCGCTCTTTTTGGGTTAACGGTTTATTAAAAACAGAGTTATTCATCGTTAGCACTCCTTAAACCAAGTTGACGTCTAAAATTTGCAACAAAGGCTTTACCCTCTGCAGGTTCAATACGACGGGTAGCTCTAGTCGGCAATGCTTTGGGTAACTCAACGTCAATTAGCTCACCTTTTGCATATTTACGACATATAATCTCGTATTGACGGGTAAACATGGTTAAAACATCTTTTTCAAGACCAGTAGCAAACAACCAAGTGCCACATTCACGCGTAGCTAAGCCAACAACGTCATGGCTCCAATCATGCCCTTCAAAATTGTGATAATACTTTTTAGCTTCACGATAAGCAGAGTCCAAATCAGGCAATCCATAATCACAAGCAGTTGGCTTGCACCACATAGCAAACTGACGAGGTGTAGGCCAAAACTGGCGATCACCCTGCTCACGTCTTGCTCTATTCAATCCCATTTGCACTTGCTCAGTTTGTCTAACCTCTTGTAGTGCCAGCGTCTTAAGCCATTCGCTCTTATGCACGGCTTCATCTTCAGGCTTAGGTGCTCCAACTGGAAACAACACCCGAAGCTTTGCAAATACACTATCAACAATGGCCATATCCATAGCCGACGGTTGTTTAGTCCCACGTTCACCGCTTGGTATACCCACTTGAGTTGAATTAATTACTGTTTGAATAGACTTCATATCAATGGATCCTCTGGGTCAAAAACTGAGTTACCCCAATCGGCCTTAACCACCTGCTTAGCTATCAAGCCAGCGTTAACTAACCAATCGAACTCAAACCCAATCCAGCACCGTGATGCACACAGCGCAAAAACGTCATCAACAGAACAACCAGCAGCAACCGCTTTAATCAAATGCGGTGCCAGGCGATTAACCGCTGTTTGGGTTAATTTGGCTTTTTTCTGCTTCCGAATGGCTAACCAATCTTTAAAAACTTGCTCGCTTGGTAAGTCAGGCCATAGAGAAAAATCTAAAGCTGATTTTGATGATGTGGTGACTAAATCTTTTAAAGATTCATTGACTGGTTCTAAAGTGACTGGTTCTGGGTGCAGGAGATTCACTAGGGGTAGTGCAGCAGATTCACTAGCTGGTGCAGGAGATTCACCACCTAAACTACTTTTTTCATCAAATTTCAGATGAAAAACATTAGACGAATTACCCTTAACACCCTTGCGATATTCACGACGTAAAAAGCCCGACTTTTCGAGTTTTTTAACATGGTCCATAACGCTACGACGGCTCATTTCACACTGCTCAGCAATGTAATTATAACTAGGCCAACACTCGCCCTGGTCGTTCGCGTTATCCGCCAATTTCAATAACACCAACTTGCGCAGCGGATTACCCACCTTCGCCTTCATGGCCTTAACCATTAATTCCATACTCATGCGGGGCACTCCCACGCACTCAATCTAGCAAACGCTAAATTGACGAAACACAAATGCTTGAGTAACATAATATTGCCTCTCTTTAGGTATTAACCCCGTTCTGTCGCCAAACTTAAGCGGGGTTTCTTATTTCCAAAACACACATACAAAAGAGTTGATCATTCATTTCTGCTTTCAACATAAATATCCCACGCCAAGTTAGTTCGTAACTGGTAATAAATATCTCGCCGCTTGATGTGCTTTGCCTGATTAACTGGGTCTATTTTAGTTACTTCAATCGAACGCTCTGCGCGCTTTTCTTGCATCAGCAAATAACCCATAAACCAATCCACGCTGACTTGTGGTAACAACAACGTATTTGAATCACCTAACAGCACTTTACTCACAATCTTGGCTGCAATAGCCTCCAAACGGTCAGCCTTAACCTCAAGCAATTCGGGTTCACGCTTTAACACATCAATCATTCGGCCAACCTGTGAACGGCTAAAATTATCTAAGGTACTAAACCCATACAAAGTCGATCTATTACGTCTAAAATCGATTTCACACATAGGTGAAGCATTTTTACTCAAGGCAGCTGCCTTCATCATCAACACACCAGCCTGAGCAACCAACAATGCAACCTTTGGATCGGCCGCTTCTTCCTGCTTCCGCAAAAAATCTGTAAACTCGGGTGAAGTATCTTTATTCAATTCGGAACCTGTTTGATTGCACGAAGTGAGTTTATCGAGATAGTACAAACAATGTGGTGGTTGAAAACCTTGGACAATAGCCGCCGCATAGATACCCGCAACTTCTTGTGAGACTGGTGCATAACTTTCGTGAACCTGATCTCCCAACCATCGGGTGAAATGATATTTTTCGCCCGTTTTTTCAATAACCCACTTCTCTTTCTTTTCAATCAAACTGTTATCACTTAACTGAGTCATAACCTGCCCCTTTAAACATAAAACAAAACCCAATAGTTAATATCACTGCCAACACAAGCCAAACTAAAATAAATGACCACATATCAACCTCGTTTACGCATCTGCACACTGCGCTGTAGGCGTTCATAATCATCACGACAATCGGCATCGCAAAAGCGTTCAGCCGTCGGTGACTCGCAATAAAAACAACGTCCAGTTAATGGCGGTAAAAACGGTTTCGCCTTGATCAACTCACTGGCTAAATGCAGTTCAGCTAATTGATTAGCTTCATCAACGTTATCTGCCATGCTAACCAGCCGACTTAAGTGATTTATTGGTTAAATAAGGGAACTTACGCTCAAGTACATCCAAAGACATTGACGTCACCCCGCGTGATTCACGTAGTTCACGGTAAGCAGTTTCAACTTGATGACGACTTGGGTTAATCCCTAAACGAATAACAGCAACTTGTGCATCGCAGTTTTCTTTGGTTAACGTTGCCGCCATGTCATCTGCACTTAACGACATAGCATCACTCACATGGTCAACAACAACGGTCACACCGACCATGCCGTAAACATCGTTTAAATACCCAATGCGCAACTCAACTGGCATAGCGGCCAATATTGCCTGCTCAACATAAAACAAGCGCTCAGGTACCGCATTTTGGTCAGCGTACTGCCCAAGCCAACGGAAAATCTTTTGCGCATTCACTCGGGCATCGTTGTAAATATCATCAGAGTAGGTAAACGCAATCCCCTCTTTAGCCAATACCGTCGCTAGCTTTAAGTCATCAACGGCTTGCACTACTGCAGTGGCCAACGCCGAACGGCTGACTTTAGGTAATTCAAGCCATGTATTAATGGCCTTCATCAATAAATCTAAACGTGATCTTTGTTTCATGCTTTTTCTCCATGCTTACTATTAAAATCAACTTACTTGCTCAAGCTGTGGAATATCTGCTTTTAAAACACCTTCGGTTAATCGCTCTATCTGATAAGCGCGAAGTTCTGGAACATCATCTGGCCACTGTGAAATGGCGCCTTTCGTAAGCCCTAAGTTTTTTGCCAACTGACTCTTAGAACCAAAATACAAAATTGCGTCTTTTGTTTTCATAACAACTCCAAATATTCATCAAACACAAGGTTAAGAAAACTATACCAATAAGTCAATAAAAAGGAACAGATTCTTAACTGATAATTAGTTAAGATGTCTAAACTATGATGAATGAACGAATTAAAGAACGCAGAAAGCTCGTAGGGTTAACGCAGCCAGAGCTTGCTAAGATGATAGGCGTAACAAAAGCAACCATTTCACAATGGGAGTCTGCGGCTACCTCGCCTAAAGGTGAAAACCTTTACAATTTAGCAAAGCACCTGCAATGCGCTACAGATTGGCTTCTTTTTGGTAAAGAATCAAAACCGACAAGCAATGCTGAATGGGCAGGTCCTATGGAAACATGGGATAGCAGCACCCCGCTAAATGATGATGAAGTAGAGATACCGTTTTATATGGAAGTAGAACTTGCTGCAGGACATGGCATCGCTGAAGCACCTCATTACAATGGCCCTAAATTACGCTTTGCAAAATCAACATTGCGAAAATCAAGTGTTGATCCAACCAATGCTGCATGTGTGCGTGTTAGTGGCAATAGCATGGAACCAGTATTACCCAACGGTTCAACCGTTGGTGTAGACACATCGCAAACAGACGTGATCGACGGTAAAATGTACGCCATAAACCACGATGGCATGTTACGAATTAAAACCTTATACAAACTCCCTGGTGGTGGCTTGCGGCTTCGCAGCTTTAACCTAGACGAATGGCCAGACGAACGCTACGAAGGTGATGACCTAAAACAAATCACCGTGATTGGTAAAGTATTTTGGTATTCAGTATTGCTTTAATATAAACCAACATTATTTTGTCAAAAAGAAAGGGCATGCCTTAAAACGTTTCTGCCCCATTCTGTGTTAAAATCACTTAAGTATTAAGTTATTTAAAATTAAATAATTCTTTATATATATATTGAATATTATTAACACTTTTTGTATAACTTTTTTTAATATTAAAATTATATATACTCACCCCAGATTTCTTCCCTCTTTTAGCAAAGGTCATTATAAACTGATCCTTTGAACGAAGTTCGATATTCCCATGCGCGTTCATTATATGTATATATGAATCATCATTTATTTTGTTTTTATACCTTAGATGTAATCCCCAGTCTTCCATGTCATCTGATGAATAGTTATATCTTTTTGAGACAATTACTCCGTATACATGGTAATTCGTTACCTTACAACTTTTGCATGTATTTTTTATATAAATGGAAAAGTTAGAGTTATTAATAGAATTGTACTCTGAACATAGTGGGCATTGTGTCTGCAATTCTTCAGCTGGATAACATTCCATAATGATGTTCTCAAAATATTCCATCAGTTTAAGTTTTGATGTTGCAGTTGAAAGAGCTACTTCAGTAAGCTGCTTAAGTGCATTCGAAAGTTCATCAGATTTTTTTGTCACTTTACTATCCTGCAATTACAAGTTGATTAACGATTACAATACAGCATCCGTAAATACAAATGAAGGGTTAACTCTGTAGGACAAACATATTAGTGATCGCGCTATTTAGCTCTACTTTTGTCTTCCTTTGAGGTGTGTTACAGCGTACATATTTAACACATATATCCTAATTTATACTTCATTGGCTAGAGTTACCCTTCTAGCATGTTTCTGTCCACAAACGAGTTTGGTAGGGCACTACATTGCCACCATGGTAAATAATAGTAACTATCTCACCAGCTCTAATTGAAGATCTTAACGTTTCAATCACACTCATCCTCCCCCTTAGTTCAATCATTAATTTATACCATCATTAAGTCAAAAAACTAGCAAAACCCAAAAGTATAGAAATCTTTACTTTTTATCTTGACTGATATGTATAGTTATCTTAACCTTAGCTGTACCCAATAACTGAGGACGGCAAAATGATACTGACAAATACCCCTAAAACAGACAAACAACGTGCTGAACACTTTCATCTGGTCAGTATCCGTTTTGCCTGCCTGCTCACCACCAAACAAGACCCAATGGACTGTGAACGTGTTGCATTGCGTGTAGCAAAACTTGAACACCAATTAATGCACAGCAATCCAAGTCAACTGTTCATCAGCCAATTTGAAAACCAAGCCGGTGAACTCGGTGACAACCTCGCCATGCGTTACAACCACCACACTGGCCGCATCACCATCTGGTGCAATACCCCATTACATCAAAGCGGCAAAGTGTTCCAACTAAGGGCGAATGTATGAGTGCCGCAAACGAATACTGCGACCGTGAAATAGCCAAGTGCAAAGACATGATCCGCTCTTGGCCCCACGAAGCACCATGCCTTAAGCGCTTAATTAAAGGCTGGCAACGCACTAAGCAGCAGTTACAACAGCCAATCGAATACGATGTTAGGAAGAAAAATGAAAACAGCAAGGTGGCATAAATGAAATCGAAAGCAGCGTTTAACCATATCTTAGGCCACTATCGCGCCCAAAAAGTGGGGTTGCCATTTAATCTCCATAGTGGCGACCGAATCAAAGTGGCCATGATACTTGGTGCACTTGATTGTCTTTACTGGCAAGCATTGGGCAATGGCCTAACTAATCTCGCAAAAGGGATTGGTAGAACGATTATTCATTCTTACAAGTACCACCAAATTCGATTACCTGGTCACCCTGTAGCGGGTTACCAAGTTAACAGTTACCCAAAAATAGACTTAAAAGCTGTATTAGGCGGTGCGGCATGAATAAGGTAACCAAAACGTTCAGTACTAAACAAGGGGTTGTCACGTTATCACAGCCGTTCTTCACGCTTATACATGACCAACAGCAAGTTGAAGCAACTTACAAGCCAAACAACTACAACGGTTGGGGCATGTGTAAAACATTCAACGCTATTGAAATCAGTAACTTTACCCAAGCAGATGCTGAGCTATTTGCCAGCACCGCCAATTCAAAACTACGACTACAGGGGTATGCAGCATGAAAAAGTCAGACGTTATCAAAGAAGCATTAAAACAATGGTATGCCCTTCCGCGTGATCAGGTCGGCTCATGCCAGCATTACATGAAAACACTAGCAGAAAAACTAGCTAAGGAAGGTAAGTAATGAGTGCAGCAATAAAGAGTGAATCAGACCTAATTGAATATTATTACATTAACCAGTACATGAGCGGTGATCAGGTGGCTGCCAAGCTTGGCCTAAGTCCATACAACGTAAAAAAGTATTTACGGGAGAACGGCATAGCAAGAAACCGGAAAGAAGCAACATCTAAAGTAGCAAGGACATTACGTCAAAAGGCGGCTAACAGTGCACTGAGCGCATACGACATGCAAGAACTGCGCGAATGCAGGGCTTCGACACTTGCTCTATCATTAATACGTAAAAGGGGATCTTGTGATGTCATTGTTGACTAAAGATGAACTTGAACAACTTAGTGGCCTAACGCAACCGGCTGCGCAAGTTAAATGGTTAAAAACACAAGGCATCAATCACTTCGTTAGAAATGACGGTAGGCCTTCTGTAACGTGGGAATTTGTAAATAACCCACATGGAAGCATGTTAACCAATATCAAATCCGCACAACCAAATTTTGGAGCATTAACCAATGCGAACGCGTAAACCAGAAGATGCATGGATGCCACCTTCTGTTTATCTTCATACACGATCTGGTGTTGCAGTGAGTTACGTTATCAAACGACGTAACTCAACTAAGGTGCTTTGTAAAATAACCGCCACTAAGGCGGAAGTATGGCAAGCATACGAACGTGAAGTGGCAGAAACCTGCTTAGAGTACACAGTTAATCGTTTAGTGATTGACTACCTAGGCAGCCAAAACTTTATCGACCTTGCCCCTCGCACTCAACGCGACCGAACCCGAGAGCTTGAATTGTTCAGTAAAGTGTTCGGCGAAATGAAGCCCGAGCAAGTCGAACCTTTTCACGTTCGCCAATACATCGACTTACGCGGAAAAACCAGCAAGACACAAGCAAACCATGAACTCGCTGCAGCCAGCGTAATGTTTGCTTGGGGTTATGAACGCGGCCTATGTAACAGCAACCCAGCGAAAGGCGTTAAAAAGTTTAAGCTTAAAGCTCGTGATAGATACATAACCGACACCGAATACAATGCCCTATTGGCATGTGCTGAAACTCGTCTAGCGATTGCTTGCGAGATAAGCTATCTATGTGCAGCAAGGCAAGGTGACGTCGTTCAGCTTACCTGGTCACAAATCACTGATGACGGTATTTATATTCAGCAAGGTAAAACAGGCAAAAAACAAATCAAAGCGTGGTCGAAAAGACTGGCAGAAGTTATTAATGAATCTAAGTTGCTACACAAAGGTGTTGCAAGCATCTATGTCATCAACAAGAACAAGGGCGGAAAACTCACACAGGAAGGGTTACGCAGCGCGTGGAAGCGTGCAATGTTAAAAATGGAACAAGAATACCCAAGCATTGAACGCACATTTACTTTTCATGATATTAAAGCAAAAGGGATCTCTGATTTTGACGGGACACTAGCAGAAAAACAGCAATATTCAGGTCACAAGACAATGGCCCAAGTGAACACATATGACCGAAAAGTGAGTGTAGTACCGACTATTGGAAGTAAAGCGAAGTGAATATAAATGCAAAAATGATACTTTCTTTTTCTACGTTATATTCTACAGAATTGAAAACGGCTCGCATATTTCTATGCAAGCCGTTGTTTTATTTGGCAGGGGTGGCAAGACTCGAACTCGCAACCATCGGTTTTGGAGACCGCTGTTCTACCAATTGGAACTACACCCCTGTTGACGAGTGCATTATGCTAAACCCCCCCCTAAAGGTAAAGCACTTTTTTGCATTATCTGCCTAATTGCAGTTTTTTCAAACAAGTTTGTAGTTATTAATCGTTCAGTTGTCGCTTATAATTTTACAAGCCTGTTCTGGGCATTCAATAATTGCTATTTTGATATGACTAGTTGTGGAGTCTTATTTTCTACACGCTGCTTTAGGTACACTTCTTTAATGACTTTAAGTCCCAAGCTAAAACAAGAGTAGCGTAATGCTTCGTACTGACTTTCAAATGCTATTCTTAATGCTGCACAAGTCAAATCAGTATTCGGGCCGTCAGAGCAAACCCACCACTTTTCTCACATACAAATCCATTACCACGGCTAAATAAAGCCATTTAGTTCCAGACCAAATATACGTCACATCACCACACCAAACCTGGTTTATGATGTCAACGTTAAACTGTCGCTTTAACAAGTTAGGCGCGATTGTAGGCTCATCATTCGCTATCTTGTAGCGATGTTTTCTGGGTTGGCTACTGATAAGTCCTGCATCTTTCATTAAACTGGCAGCCTTATAGCGGCCAACATTTTCACCTAATTGATTGAGCTGGCCTGCTATCGTTCTCGCGCCTGCTGAGCCTCGGCTATCACGGTGGATTGCAATTGCTTGCTGGCGCAATTTCTCTCGTTCAGGCTTCACTAGTCCACGATGTTTGAGATGATAATGGTAGCTACTACGCGGTATTCCAAACAAATGACAAAGCTGTTTGACGATGTTCTGCTCTCTCGATAACGATTCAATTAATGCTATCGTTTGATGTTGTCTTGCATTAAGAGAGCGGTAGCCTTTTTTAAGATATCTTTCTCTCATTCAATTTTCTTAATTTGAGCTTCAAGCTCTTGAATTCGTTTTTGTTCGGGAGTGATGGTATTAGCTGATGGAGTAATACCTTCAAATTCTTGTCTTAGCTGGGTTACCCAACGTCTAATCGCTGTCGGGCCTACGCCGGTTGCATCACAAGCTTCTCGGATTGTGTAGCCTTGTTTAATCACAAGGTTAGCAGTATCTATTTTAAATTCTGTTGAGTAAGTTGGTTGAGTCTTCAT